TTGCCAATGCGTTAATTGACGCTAGGTCAATTCCAGCACGTACAACGTATGCCCTGTTGCTTACGCCTAATAAGCTATAAGCCGCTTGCAATCCGTATTCATTTTGCTCGCCAGCATGGATTGGGTTGTTTGATGCGTCCGTTTTAAATACTGGATCACCAAAAGTATCTACAAGATCCTTCTGGCTAGTAATTAAATATGTCTTTCCAACGTTAGTTGCCAGTGTACCTGGAGCAATTCCTGTGCCTGCTCCGTTTTGCTTATTCTCTGCCGTTGCTACAATAATTAGAGGTACTGTACCTGGAGCGGCTGGGGTATAAAAGCTCTCATCGATAACTGTTACGCTTACGCCTGGTGATGATAGTGTTGCCATTGTATGGTCTCTCCTAAGATTCTTCTTCTAAAGTATTTAGTGTTTGTTGGAGAAAACATAACGCAAACAAGCCCAGAAAAGGGACCAAAAAGGTGCGGAATAAATACTTTATGGCAAGACCAATGTGTTTATGCGGGTTTAGACCGGCCGCAATCAACTATAAAAAAGATGGCCGCACTTATTATAGAAGTAAGTGTGAGGCATGCCTACGTCACGGCGGGGTAGCACACGGATTTCCCAAATGGTATCTAGATGGATACCGTCAAAAAGATACTTGTGAGAAATGCGGCTTTAAGAGCAAACACAAAGAGCAATTCAATGTGTTTCACATAGATGGCAATTTAACTAACAGTCGCCCCAGTAATCTTAAGACGATATGTGCAAATTGTCAGAGAGTCCTACATAAAGAGGGCGTTCAGTGGCGACAGGGAGATCTTGTTCCGGACTTGTAATTACTTGTTTTACTTGCTGGTATAGACTGTCAATTGTCCCGTTGTTATCTAAAATAATATCAAAATCAGTACCAATCCAAGCGGTTTCGCTTGCATGAATCTTTTTCATTTTGAGATCATTCATAGCAACATTTGATCCAGCGTTTGCATCCAATGCTGTTTGATACCAGTCTGGGAGTTCTCCTCGCTGTACCCAAGCAATAATGCCGCCAGCATCTTTAATTGATTTAATTTCGTTAGGAAATCTACAGTCGCTGATGACTACATGGTCGCGACTAGTTCTAAGTTTGTTCTCTAAACTAGCAATCCAAATATCATCATGGAATGCTTTGCGACAAACTTCTGTACCCCAATACTGTAAAACCCATCTAGGAGTAAGGCTAGGCATATCCAATCTATTTGCCCACCAAGGATCTACTTGTTCACGCCATTCTCGGGCTTCTTTAGTGCGCCCTTCTAGCATAGTGCGGTCCCAACCAAATACATGTGCCACTGCATCTTTAAGGGTGCTGGCAAATGATTCTCGTCTAAATTCGTGGAAGTTTGTTAGATAGTCCGCAACAGTGTCTTTGCCCGAACCAATAAAGCCGCATATACCAATAATCATTGTACTCTCCTAAAGATAATACAATTTTATATGAATATTAATGCAGTGTCAAGAGTTTATACGCCGTATTTGTTCTTTTTGCGAGCTGGAACTGGACTAACTTTATTGGTATCGTCCAATTCTTTACTTGTCATATCGCCATGGTTTAAATCTTGATAATTCGCACCAACTGCCTTGTATGCTTGCTTGAGCATTTCTTGTTCTTCTTTAGTATATGGATGAGTGGACTTCCTCTTACCAATCCAACTTTTTGCCTTCATTTCTGTTGGTAGTGGGTCTTTGCCGTTAGCGCCGGCGACAGCCATTCCCAGTCTATAAGAAGTATAGTCGCCACTAACACGCTCTGAATCGTTATAGGTGTTTAGACCGGCAGTTGCTTGAGACTGTCTTTTAGTGACTGCCTTTTGACTTGATTCAGAGATGATGTCTAAAATTTTCATGTTATCCAATTACCAATGTATAGCCTGTGCCGCCTGAAATATAAAGCTCTATTTCTTTATCTAATTTTTCAAGTTCTTCTTTACCAGCAGATTTTAGATCTGCCCCGTTAAGTCCGCCTGCTCCGCCAGGTCCAGCAATCTGACTAAATTTACCGCGAGCCTCACCTAGCATAATTTTGCAAGTTGCCAAGGTATAATCTTTAAACCATTGCCCAGCATATAAATCTTGTAACAGTATATAGTCTGGTCTGTAGTTGTAGCCACGAATCATTACTTGTTCGCCTTCACTAAAAGGACGCTGTAAAATCCTCAATGTGTGAGTAGTGGGAATCCACTGGAATTCAATATATGCTCCAAACATACGACCTACCATTTCTTGATATTGGGCAAACATATCGTATGTTGCAATACCTCCCAACATTGTACTGTTTAACAAGTAGGTATTTGTGTAGGCTAAATTGAACGGTTCAAACTGTGTACCACCACTGCCACCCGCGGTTCTACTGCCAATTGTTCTACGGAAAATACTACGAACTTCTATAATTTCGTCTGGCAGTCTATAATCATTAACATCTTGTGCTAGCTCTAAGAAATAATACGATTCTTCTACGGCGCCGCTGCTTCGCTGACGATATCGTGCTAGAGCACGGTTTAAAGCGGTTTCGTAGTGCTTGGGATCAAGCTCAACATCCACCATTCCGTCGCCCAACATGGTACGGACGTAGTCATAAACTTTTTCTCTTTCAGCTAAATTTGTACTTGGATTTGACATTATTAGATCTCCGTGTATATTTAGCTGCCGATAAATATACTACTATGCCAAGACTAAGTTTATATAAACCAGAGAAAGGGAACGATTATAAGTTCATAGATCGCCAAATTGGGGAGATGTTCCAAATTGGTGGTACGGATTTATACCTCCACAAATACATAGGTGTCAACACCAGCGAAGAAAACGCTACTGCTGCTGAGCCACATTACGATGCACTAAAAGAGACTAATATTCAGGATCTTTTATTACTGGAAAATAGGGATAGAAAATATGACCCTAGCATTTATAAAGTTCGGGGCATTTATAATGTACAGAATTTAGATTTTAATTTGAGCCAGTTTGGATTGTTTATAGACAACGATACAGTTTTTATGACTGTTCATATCAACGACTGGATTTCAACTGTGGGTCGTAAACCAATCAGTGGTGATGTGTTGGAATTACCACACTTACGTGATGATTTTGCACTTAATGATTACACACTTTCACTACCTCGCTACTTTGTCATTGAAGATGTAAGTCGTGCCAGCGAGGGATTTAGTATTACTTGGTACCCGCATTTGTACAGAGTTAAACTTAAAAAGATAGTAGATGCTCAACAATTTGCTGACATTTTAGATAAACCAGCAACAGACGCAAACGGAGATCCATCTTCACAAACATTGAGAGATATTCTAAGTACTAACGCTAAAGAAATTGAAATTAATAATGCATTGTTAGCACAAGCTGAAGCAGATGCTCCGTTAAGTGGGTATCAAACACAACAATTCTTTACTCTTGCTGTTGATCCAAACACTGGTAAGCCAGTACTACAAACTGCGGATCAAACGGCAATTGATGCAAGTTTTGTTGGCAGCGCAGATGGTGGAACAGATGCTAGTGCTATACACGGACGTGCTGTACGTAGTGGCTATGTTGGCTACTTATTAGGCGACGGTGTTCCTCCTAACGGTGTTGATTTTGGTCATGGAATAAATTTCCCAGCAAGCGCACATTTAAATGATTATTACTTGCGTACTGACTTCATGCCTAATAGATTGTTTAGGTATGATGGAACACGTTGGGTAAAAACTGAAGATGCAGTACGTATGACCATGTCAAACACTGATACTAAGCAAACACTTAAAACTAGTTTCATCAATAATACTGCTAGTGCAGAAATTGGTGGCGAAGTTATTGTAGAGCGTCAAGCATTGAGTAAGGCTCTAAAACCTAAGGCAGATTTATAATGCAATTTTTCTATGATGGTCAGATAAGACGTTATTTGTTACAAACAATTCGTTTGTTGAGCAACTTTGTAGTAAAATATGGTGACGGCACACTTAAACAAGTGCCCGTTATGTATGGTGATAGCGATAGACAAGTTGCCAACATTAATCGTCAAAACAGTGAAAATAAGATTAACAGTGCTCCGCGTATTGCTGTTTATATTACTGATTTACAAATGGACCGAGAAAGATTGGCAGATGCTACTCACGTGGGCAAGGTACACATTCGCGAAAGAGACGTTGAAGACGGTGCGTATACTAGCACACAGGGTAAAAACTACACTGTAGAACGTTTAATGCCAACACCATATAAACTAACAGTTAAAGCAGATATTTGGAGTACAAGTACTGAACAAAAGTTGCAGATATTAGAACAAATTATGATGTTGTTTAATCCTAGTTTGGAAATACAAACAACTGACAATTACTTAGACTGGACCAGTTTAAGCGTGGTCAATTTGACTAATATGACATTTAGCAGTAGACAAGTACCAGTTGGTGCAGAAAGTAATATTGATGTTGCTTCATTAACATTTGACATACCAATATGGATCAGTCCACCAAGTAAAGTTAAAACACTTGGCGTTGTTACCAATATTGTAATGGGTGTTTATAAAGGCGGAATTTCTGCCGGTAATGGTTATATTGATGGTTTGGGTGTAGATACTGTTGAGGCAGGTCCAAACTTTAGCGACATATTAGACAAAGCAAAAACCAGTATTGAAAACTTTGGCATAACTGTACACGGCGGCAATGCTAGAATTTTAGATTCAGGCGAAAATGTTACTCATGCTAACAATAATTCGTTGTATGTTAGTGTTAAAATGGGCAATAATATAAACTGGAGAACTATTTTAGATCCGTATCCAGGACAATTTAGACCAGGAGTTAGTAGATTATTTCTAATTCAAGAAGATGGTACAGAAATCAGTGGAACTGCTGCATTAAACCCAATTGATGAGAGCGTATTAACTATTAGTTGGGACTTAGACACGTCTGGTAACACAGATATTGCGTCTATAAACAGACCTAATAGTCCAGGAACATTTGACGCTATAGTTGATCCAGAAAAAAGTGGTCCAGGTGCTGGTTTAGATGCACCGTCAGTTGGTACACGATACTTGATTATTAACAACATTGGTGGCGGTATAAGAGAAACACTAATTGCTGAAAATCGCAGTAACAGATTAGATACTAATATAGAGTATGATAAAATTAAAAATTTTAAAGTATTTGTAAATGGGTCAGAAGTGAGTGCTATTGGATCCAATGTTGCCGACATGTTGGTGTTGCGTTTGGATGCAACTGTTGCAATTGATGATGAAATTACTTACGAATTATACTTGAATGAAGATGGAAATGGTCCAGATGCATGGAAGAATGCTGATGGCAGTGATTTTATTGCCAACACCAACGACATTATTGAGTGGGACGGCGACAAGTGGAACGTGATAATGGATGCTGGTGCCACAACTACTACTATCATAAAACTAACTAACATATATACTAACGTTCAATACAAATGGAACGGAGTCCAATGGGGCAAGAGTTTCGAAGGCGAATATGCGAGGGGTACATGGAGACTAGAACTATAAAAGATAAAATTGTCTGTAGCGGGGCTGTATTTTATGCCAAGCAAACAGGTAGAATTTTATTACTACAAAAATCTCATGGAAAACATGCGGGCACATGGGGCTTGGTTGGCGGAACTAACGATCAAGGCGAAAGTGCTTGGCAGGGTCTACAGCGTGAAATCCAAGAAGAAATTGGCGAGCCTCCCGCTATAATTAAAACAATGCCGTTAGAAACATTTGTGAGTAATGACAGTGTCTTTAATTTTCACACGTATCTATGCGTAGTAGAAGAAGAATTCATACCCACATTAAGTGACGAACATGAAGGATGGTGTTGGAGTTCTATTGACGGCTCACCTAAGCCGTTACATCAAGCATTGCGTAGTAGTTTTGGCAATAAAACTATGCGTACTAAATTACAAACTGTGTTTGATGTAATTGATTTAATGTGAATTTTAGTCATTAAAAAACGCTGCCTGAGCAGCGTTTTTTTGTGGTTGCGTATTACGCTTGAGCTTCTGACCAACGTAGTACTAACGAAACTTCTTGGTCGCTACCACCAGTCAAGTAACAGTTAATAGCTAACACGTCTGGACCATTTGGGTATACTCCTCGACCACCAATGGCAGTATTAGTAATTTCCTTCAACTGTCCTAAGTTTAGTGCTGTTTGATTATTAGGCAAACCAACGAATGAGAAAATTTGTTCTCCCGGATATGCATAATTCGCAATAGATGAGAATGACATCGTTGATCCAATTGGTACGTTACCAGTAAATGATCTGTTAAAGAATACTGTTCGATAGTTAATACCACTAACGTTAAATATACCACCAATAAACGATACAGTTGTACCACCTGGGATAACTGCTTGTACAGCAGTAGTCGGTGATGTTAAAATCATACCAGGTCTAACGTTGGCAACGTCAGTGGCCACAAAATCAGCATAATATGTTCTATTTGCTGCATATCTCTGTGTATCAGCGTTAAATGACACAGTAAACGTGTTGTTCCAAATTACTGAGCTACCAAGTGCAACTTGTGCAAAGGATGGCTGACCACCAGCAGATGGGTTTTGCAACGAACGCCAATCAATATCTGTTGGTGTAATTGGGTAATTACTTGGGTTTAAAACACCCTCAATAACAATACCAGAAGCACTACCTGTACCCGCAGTAACTTCAATACCTTGTAGTAGTAATTGCGCTCTGTTAATTAATTCTCTATCACCCAAATCACCAACAATAGCGTTTGAAACACTTGGAGCCAGACGAATTAAGAACGCTGTTTTACGAGTTGTACTTGCAACAAATGAGGTCGCTTGGTAGTTAAACAAATATCCACGATCAGTATCAAAGCCGCCATCTGTTAAATAAGCACTACCCCAGTGGCTAATAACTGGACTTGTCTTATTGCTTATGAATACAACGCCAGTTCTAGTTGAGTGGCTAGTAGCATCTCCAGCTGTATAAGTTCTAGTAGCGCCTGCTGTAAAGTTGCTCAATGAAGCAGCTCGAGTTATTCCCCCTAACGTAGTAGATGTTTTAGATGTATACGATATCATTTCGTTATCAATATACACAGTTCCTGAGCTTGGGAAGTCAGTTGTGTCATCTAACGGAATTGATGTTGCTGAAGCTGAAATGTCAGCTGACAACATTGCCAATGCGCCGTCATTATGAACTTCGTAACGCACTGGTAAGTTAGCAGATCTCATAAATGCTTCTGTGTTAACGTTGTTATTACGTACTCTGTGTACAAATAAGAAGTTACCTTCTTTACCACGTAGCATGTAGTCAATAAAACCAGCACCATACCAGGTATATTGGATACCAATCATCTGCATTTTTGTAATGTCAATGTTGTATCCGCTTGGTCCTGATCCGTCTGCTGCATCTCTGTTCCAATCTTCTTGATAGAACACTCTATCTTGTATGCGACACAATTTTATTTTACTACCAGTGTTTGCTCCTCGATAGTCAGGCGACATTGACAATGAAGTTTGACTTGATACACTAGTTACTGTATGTGTCATACCTTTAATAACAATTCTGTCACCTGCTTTTAATTGGTCACGGAATCGTGTATTTGTGCCAGTTAATGAGTTACTGTTAGGAGTTGCTGTTACACTACCTGCAAGTTGGAATGTTGCCGATCTTACAGTAACTCCTAATCTTTGTCCGTTATATTGCCAGAACATACCGTTTTGGTCGTCAAAACATCCAGCACGTACAGTTGCTCCATTCCATCTATATAATGAAATTTGTGCTTGACTAGTTAGTGTCGCAGTTGTTGCGCCAAGTTGTTGTGTGGCAATTACTGTAAAAATACGTTCACTAGTGATTGATGAAACAACGTACTCGTTGTTATATCCACTAGTTTCTACACCAATAATTTTAACGTCTGCACCTACTTGTAGTCCGTGATCAACGTCGTCGGTTGTAAATGTAATTGTACTGCCAACAGCTAAACCGTCTGATGTTGCTAATAGTAAATCATAGCTAGGAGCAAACAACGCACCAGTTGTATACATTAAGCCTTTACCAGACTGATAACGAATGTAGTTCTTGCTCATACGAATTGCTTGAGCACCGTGCTGCGGACCACCAGTTCCTAATTGTACGCCGCCGTCGTATGGTCTATGAGAGAAGAATGTGTCAGATCTTGTATATATGATACCAGTTAATCCAGTAGCATTAATACTTCCTTGCGCTCTTGCAGTATATCTAATAACAGTTGGAGATGGAACTTGTTCAACATAGAACGGACCAGCTGCTAAGTTTTGATTCAACGCTGCTGATGTGATGTTAACTAAAATACCAGCGCCAGGAACTAATCCGTGATTAGAAGTAAATGTAACTTGAATTACTGCAATTGCCGCAAACGTAATTGGATTAATTGTGTTCAATATTGAAGTAGTTGCTTCTGAAATCACAACTGTTGAGTAAAACGGAATTGCTTGACCACCAGAACTAGTTCCTGATACTGTTGCGTCTACAACTGAACCACTAGTATCAACTTCAGTTACGGTTAAAATTAAATCATGCGTGACAATTGCGCCGCCTAATGAAGTACCTAAGACTTTTAATCTATTACCAACAACATAATTATTGCCGCCAGTGCCTTCCACAGCATTGAACGTATATGATCCAGAACCTTTACCAATAGTAACTACTAAGTCTGCACCTTTTGTAGCTGAATTAGTTGTTGTCTGTGCTAGATATGATGCCGTACTAGCATTTGCAGTTCCTGAAACTACACTGAAAATTCCCACTCCGCCTGAAACATCAACAGTTACTATTTCTAAAACAATATCGTTTGCTGGGCTTGTTCCGCCTAATAATGTTCCAACAACTTTGACTTTATCTCCAACAACATAACCAGTTCCAATAGTTCCAGTTGTAACTGTAGTATAAGTTGTTCCAGATGTACTTACGTTGAATGTTAAGGCTGCACCGTTACCAGTTAACAGTGTTCCAGTTAAAGCGGTATATGTATCATCATCAAGTGCTGTTCCACTTGAAGCCACAGTTGCAATTTTTCTATCCGTTGTAACAGTTAATACTGTTATGGTCATATCGTTGGCCGGAGTTGCTCCGCCTAATTCAGTTCCACGAATAATAAACTGGTTACCTGAAGAATACCCGCCAATGTCATCTACAAATGCTGTTGCTCCAACAGATTCATTAAAGTGTAATAACGCTGAAGTATTCGAATCGTTCACATAGGGTGAAGTTGCTACTGTAAATCCTGAAGTATGTCTTGCAATACCTTTTGATACTCTAAATTCATCTACGAAGCCGGCGAATCCGTCACCTGCTCCTAAATAATCTGCTCCAATAACTAAAGGGCGTAATGCATACGTTGTCCCGTCAGTCCAAGTACCTTGACTTTGCCCGTCTAAAAATACTTCTGTAAATCCTGAAGATTTTGAAACTTCCAAGTGGTACCATGTTTCTGCACTGATGCTATCTAAACCAGTTATTCTTGTTGACCCACTAACATACAAATAAACATTATTTGATGCATTAACACCTAGCAAAACTGCACTGTCTGAAGCAGTGTTACGCATATCTACTAGTGTTTGGTTCACTCCAACTGAGTCTGGTCTAAACCAAAAGTCAATAGTAAAGTCACCTGTTCCAAATTCTAATGCAGTGTTGCTAGTAATTGTTGCATAAGAAGTAGCAGTTGCTGGAGACACTAGATTAGCTAGACGTAAGCTATTTCCGCCAAATCTTGCTTGTGTTGCAGATGTTTGAGAATCAGTACCACTTGTCACTCTTGCTGATCGGGTTGCATCACCGCTGTTAACAATCGTTGGGGTATAAACTGTTCCGTTTGACACAACTGAGAACGTTGCACCAGTTCCAACTAACGTGAAAGCTGTCGGGTCAGTTGCCGGAGACGCATAAGATGCTGTTCCAGGATCTGCTAAACCACTAAATGTCACTGCGGTAATTCCGCCAGAACCATTAACTGTTGTAACTGTAAAATCTAAATCGTTTTCAGGACTTGTACCACCAAGATCAGTTCCTAAAATTCTAAACTTATCTCCCGCAACATAATCTGTACCAGCAGTAGTTGGGGTAACTGCGGTATAACTAGTACCAACTCGTGTTACAGAAAATTCTGCGTTGATACCTAAGCCAGTAACATTTGTGGTTGCTTTGTTTGTGTATGTTTGCTGGTCAGCACCAATGCCAGAACTGGTAAACCCAGTAACTGTTCCACCAACACCAATTGTTGAGACTGTAATAACTAAATCATTTACGGGAGAAATACCGCCTAAGCTAGAACCTGCAATAATTAATGTATCACCGACCAAATATCCAGTTCCTAGTTGGCCAGAAGTTACTGTGGGAGTGTATAGATTTCCGTTTCTAGTAACATCAAATTTGACTCCAGTACCAGTACCAACAATACTTGTTGGTTGAATTCCGCTAAATTCTGCTGCGTCACCAATTAATGCAGAGGTTAGTGGTGATGACAAGGATACTGTTGTACCGTCAACATTCGTAACAACAGTACTAGTACCATCTCCACGATCAATTGCAAGACCAACTTGAATACCAGTAGTATCAGTAAATTCTAATACAGAAGAGCCGGCTGGCGAAGTATCTGCTAATGTTTGAGTTACTGCAACACCTGTTGCAATACCATCTCCCAAAGCAGTGACCGTCAATATACCGCCTGTACTATTAATAGTTGCAACTGTTAGCAAGCAATCGTTTCCAGGACTTACACCTTCTAAATCTTCACCTGAAATGGTGATTTGATCGTTAACTGCGTAGCCAGCACCGGCCGTAGTTGGGATTGCTGTATAGACGCCTTCTTCTCTAGTCACTGTAAAAACTGCGTTAGTGCCTAATCCTGAAACGTTAATACCAGTTAAATCAGTATAGTCTACTGAATCTGGTGATCCAGTGCCAACAATAGAAGTAATTGTTGCACCAACTGGAATAAATCCACTTGCTGCCACTGGTGCATTATTAGTTGGAATAGAGCCAGTGTAAGGAATCACTGTTGAACCCGCAGCCACGTTCAATGCTGGGAAGAACGTTCCTGAACTACCTTGACTATAAACGTTAAATGTAGGTGTTCCAACATCTGCTCCAGTATACAGGCCGCCCCTACGCAATAGCGTATATGACTCTTGTAACTCGGTAGACGCAATAGTGCCAACTTTTGCTTTGGCATAATATGTAAATTGTGTAGAGCTCGGAGTTGTATTGACTAAGAATACACCCTCTGCTCTTGAAAATCCAGAAACTGCTGTGGACAATGCCCTAATAATAAATGGAGATCCATTTTGTAATCCGTGTGCTCCACTGGTTGTTACAGTAATTAAGGATTGACCAGTACCGCCAGTGCCAGATGACGCATCAGTTGTGACTAAGGTCACAGTGGTATCAGTACCTGGAATCTCATATACACTAGGATATGATCTGGCTAATGATAACGCTTGCCACTTAGTAGGCTGTAGACCATATTCAAAGTCAGCGTCAAGCATGGATTGTGCCTGCGACATTCTGTGACGTTCAATTGCATCTGTACCAAAATCATATGGTCTAGTTCTTAGTTCTTGGAAATCCTCAACGAAAATTTGAATTTGATCAGTTGAAGACATTGCTGAAGTATCAACGTTTAACGTAATGCGTGTTGTACCGTAGTTGATTTCAGTGTCTATATCTGGTGTTGTTGGATCTCGTTCTGTTAGGGTAACTCCGGCTTCAGGATCTGCAAAGTTGTATAGAATAATATTATCTGTTACGTTAGTAATTAATAATAATTGATCTCGTGTCCACTTACCGCCAATATTAAGTGTTCCAACACCATTTACTAGTGTTGCGCCGGCGTCAACACCGTCAGCAATAACTGTTGTTACTACTCCAAATAGTGCAGAAATTGCAGTGTCAGCACCAGTCTCAAATGATAAGTTAGTGTCAATTGTTTGAGTTGTTACTACTGGCGTTTGCAAACTTGCGTATGGCAAGTTTCTAATAATATAGTTATTAATTAAATCTTTAATAAAATTATGCGTTGCAATTTCAGGTGTTCTATCACCGTCAACTTGCGGCACACCATTTAACCAATATTTGGCCGCTACTTCTTTGGTATTTCTATTGCCAGTGTAGCGTAAATCCCATGCAATCTCAGGTAACACATATCCAATATCACGACGACATTTTTCTTCGTTGTATGTATAGTTGGCAAATGTTGCGCCGTAGCTGATTACTGGAAGACTAGTTAAACCGTTTTGAATTACACTGGTTATAATTGTTGATAGTGAAGTAATTCTTGCTGATGCCCCAGCTTCGCCAGCAGTCCCTGAAGTTACTTGAGTAGCTGCTGATTGTAATGTTGGATATGTTGTTTTAGTAAAAACATAATCGTTAATAATCGTTGCCAAGTAGGCATGACCATAAATTTCAGCTAATCTGTCACCGTCAATTTGTGGAGTTGTTCCAGACCAGTATACAGAGGCTGTTGATCGAGTGTCTTCGTTACCGCCGTAGCGCAAGTCGTTGATATATCCGTCAATTACATAACCTGTATCTCGCTTACACTTCGTAGAATCATATGTGTAACCTAAAAATCCTGGCTGACCAGTTGCTACTTGATTTGCTATCCAAGCTGTAAGTTCTTCTTTTAAGAACTCCTTGTTTGCTGTTAAAAGTGCAACTGCATTTGGAAATAGGTTTATTGCAGTATCTGCTTCAATTTGAGTATCAATGAATTCTTTTGCTTCATCAATAATAAAGTTTATGTTTGCGTTAATTAACGAGTATGCATTTGGAAACGCATTACTAAGCCCAGATACCCCTGGGGTAAAAACGTAGTTCTGTATTCTTTTCTTTGCCATTGTTATTCCTGTTTATAGTCCAAATGCTACCGCGAATGCTAAACTTTTTACAGCTTGGCGGTCTACATAAAATTTTGTTGTTAAGTGCGTGTTAGTAGTTGGCTCCGAGGCTGTGACAGTTTCAGCAACAATCAATTCTCCACCAATATTTACATTTTTTGCAATACCTACACCACCAGAAACGACTAGTGATCCAGATGTAGTGTCATTACTTTCTACAACAGAAAGTGCTGATATAGGATTATCAGCTTGTAAGAATGTAAACTGACCAGTATTCTTTGTAGTAGCACCAATTGACCCAGTAATTCCAGTAGTAGAAACTAAGCTAGTAAATCTACCGGTACTAGGTGTTGATTGTCCAATTGGTACTGCGTCAACGGAGCCGCCAGTTATTTGCACGTTAGTGAATGCACTTGCGCCAATACTTAAAATATTTCCAGTAACATTACCTGTTAAATTGCCAGTAACATTACCTGTTAAATTGCCCAGTACATCACCAGTTAAATTACCAGTTATCGCAAATGCGTTTACTGTGTTTACGCCAAGTTTGTCTATAACAACAGAGCCAGTGCCCGTTGTTACAAGGTTAATATTTCCGTTAGTGTTTGTTGCTGTGATAGAATTAGAATTAATTCTAATATTGTCAACGTCAATTTGAGTTGATGTAACTGCACCAAAATTACTTTCTGGCCCAGTTATAAACCCACTTTCTGACTTGAATTGTTTAAGTATAGCTACGGTCATGACGTTATTTTCTCATTATTACTTATTTACCACTTTTTAAAAGTAGCATAATTAGTAGCCTACAACGTCGCCAATTGCTATCCAAGATGCTCCCGTTCTAAACAATGTGAATGTTGCAACGTCAACACTATTCAATGCGCCGTATGTTGGAACTGTGTTGTTCTTCCAACGTAAGGTCTGTGCATTTCCATTAATTTGAATTGCTGTAATTCCGTACGGTGATGCTCCTTGAAGCAAGGATACTGTAATTGTAGTGATTCGGTCACCTGTTGTTGGAACGTTGGTAAAGTTAGCTGTAAAACTAGACAACATGCCACTGTGGTAAAATTCGTCACCTGTTGCAAAGTCGTGTACAACTACGGGAGCATTACTTATAGATATTGTACCAACCATACTACTATGATATTGGCAAATATAGTACAAGGTACTTGGTGCATCTAGAGGCACTGCGAATATTATAGTACCAACATCATCTCCATTGTTGGTCACGCCTGTTGAATAAGCACTAGTTGTACCAGTAACTTGCGCAGTTTTGATCCAGAAAGGATGACTAGAAGCATTGACGTTAAAGGTATAAGTAACTCCTCTTACTAAATTCAATGTAGGATTACTATCCCCGTTTATTAAATATGCAGATGATCCAGAATTTGTTACAGTAAAAGTGCTAACTCCAGCACTGCCAGTTTTATTGTTTAATACCTTAGTTGATTGTTGTAGTGTTGTTGTACCAGTTAATACTACATTAGCATAAGAAACAGTAGCATCAATTCTGTTAGCAGCGTCTTGTGTTGAACTGTAAGTAAATGAAATTCCAGTATGTGTTCCAGTTGTAAGTGCTGCACCCACTGCATCTACTGCACTTTCATCAGTGTATGCTGCTGGTAATGTTACACTTGCATCAATTCTATTGCTGGCATCATTATAGTTAAAGCTAATATTTGAGTGTGTACCGGCTGTAAATAATGCTGCTGCTTGATCTTGAATATATTCAGCAGCCACTGTTGCATTGATAACGTTACTAGCATCAGCATAAGCAAACGAAATACCAGTATGTGATCCACCAGTAAACATTGGGGCTACGGCATCTTGTGCATTTTCGTCACTGTACATTGTAGGGTATGAAACTGTGGCATTCATTGTTCCTGCCAAGTCATTGTAAGTAAACGAAATACCAGAATGTGTTCCGCTAGTTAATATCAATGCTGCTGCATCTGCTGCTTGTTCGTCTGTATAGATACCTGCGTTTGCATTCACTGTTGCGTTGATAGTGTTATTAGTATCGTTATAACTAAACACAATACCGGTGTGTGTTCCGCCAGTGAACATTGAAGCTGCGGCATCCTGCGCATCTTCAGTGGTGATACCGCCACCACCGCCGCCACCGCTTGAAGTAAACGTGATCGTATCGTTAGATGCATTTGTGGTAATTGTCATACCAGAGCCAGCAATAAACGTAATTGTATCTGATGTAGTGTCTGCTACAACATTATCTTGTCCGTCAATTTGTATAGTACCAAATGCGTTTGCACTTGTAGGAATATCAGAGAAATTAGCTAGACGATTCCAAACTCCAGAATGGGCATAATACAATTTGCCTGTGTCTTGAGCATATGCCACCATGCCTCGCCATGTGTTAGCCGGGGCTTCAATATTCAAATCGTTAAGTGATGCCCAGTTGGCACGGATGTAACTCTTTGCTCCAGTAGCATATAATGTGCCTAATATTTGTAGGAACTCACCGTTCCAAGAAAGTCCAGCACCAGTATCAGCAACAACTGAACCAGTGCTTGGGTAGTATGCTAATCTATTGGCTACACCAGCACTAACTCCGCTTGCGCCTCCGCCGCCACTACTTGAAGCACTAATTGTGATAGAATCTCCACTAGCATTAGTAGTTAACGTAATGTTTGGGCCAGCAACTAATGTCAATGTGTCAGTAGATGAATCTGCGACAACTGAACTTTGCCCGGCAATTTCAATAGTGCTAAAACTATTACTACTAGATCCGCCGCCTGATCCTGATTCGTCAGTGCCGTTATACCAATTTACACCATTGTATTTTAGCACTTGTCCAGCTGTTGGAGTTGTGATAGTTACATCTGTTAAATCGTCCAGTGTGCTTGCGCCGCCACCTGAGCCACCAGTACCAATAACAGTACCGTTTATGGTTGATCCAGCTGGCAAGTTTACTGCTGAGCCAGTCGCTGTAATTAGGGCATTGCCTAAAATAAGTGAATTTCCACTTAGGTACAAATCTTTCCATCGTTTACTTGCACTACCTAAATCAATACTACTAGTTACACTAGGTAATAATGAAACATTAATTGAGGTAGGTTCTAAATTACTTAAATCAGTTGCGGCGCCGCTAGTTGTTCCACCACCGCTTCCGCCCGAACCACCACTACCAGAACCGCCAGTGCTTCCAGAGTCACTTAACGTTGTGACCGTAATTGCGTTTCCTAAGCCAGTAGTTGCTGAACTAAAATAATATAAAGCCGCTGGATAGTTATCAGCAACTGAAATTTCTATATATCTACTGGATGCTGCTAAAAATAATGCTGAATTAATGTAATCTGCTTTAGTTACTTTTTTGTTATTCAAATAGTAACTTATTCCAGGAACATAAATGCTGTTTACATCATCAGCAGTTGTACCAATAACAAACGGATGTAAATCATTTGTTCCGTATGACTGGTCAAATCTATATGTTAAACCTTTATAAAAAGTCAATGCTGGTTTAACATCATCAGAAGAATACGGTCCAGAATTAATTGTAAAAGCTGGAGTTCCATTTACTTTTGTGAAATAATAAACTGTTGCTTTTGATGCTGAATCAACAATCACTTCAGCCAGTGTTGCAAAAGCTGTTACTTTAATATTCTGTAAACCAACAACTGCTGGGGTTGCATACAACACCAATATACTATCTGTAATATCGGCTTGTACATCTATTAAATTTACCCCAGTATTAATTCTACCGTATACTGTTATAGACGCTTTACCTAATTTTGCAACAACTGAAACATTTAATGTCTCACGCTGATCACTTCCGCATTCCGCATGTATTACATAGTGTGCTGAACCAAACGTGTCAGTATTAAACTCATGTAGCGCATTCGTAACGGGGCCGTCTACTATTAATGTTTCGATTCCTGTAAACGCAAGATTAGTACCATTAAGAAACTTAATTGATCCTTCATCTTGCGTTATAAGTCCAGGTAACCATGATAGATTAGTTGACATTTTTACCTTTTAGGTTAACCTGGGTAGCTGTGCATTGTAGACCAAGCATATGAACCAGCATTACCTGCCGTATCTCTATATGCTGCTGTTCCAATGTGTCCTTGAATAATATGATTACCTTCACTGTCGCCATCAAATCCGCAGATCATAAAACCGCCAGTGTCTGTGATAAACATTGATCCATCGTAACTATCATGTCCAAAACCATATACTCCGGTGATCGTTGCACCTGGAGGTGTTAACGCTCTGCGCCAGTATTGGTTAGAACCTTGATCTTCAGTTTCAGTGTTCCATGGACTTGTGTCACCTGCGCTACCCCATGCTAAACTACCATAGTTGTTGTCGCCCATGCCCCATACTTCGCCGTCGTCGGTCACACACAAGAATGTTGTATAGCTAGTAGCACCCACGTGAGTTGGTGTTGCATCTTTTACATAACGAACTCCGCGAACTGCTGTTGGATACATCGAATATGAACTACCAGCATCTCTTCTATTAGAACTGCTGCCTAGTTGGCCATACTCGTTTCCGCCCCAGATATATGTTAATCCAGTGCCTTTTTCTCGCATGATAATGTTCCAGTCATCAGATCCAACGACCCAGAAATTTTCAATACTATGTTCACTATACCAGTTCTTATCCATACGAGTAAACTTAGCACTACGTTCACTAGTAGTATAAATTGACATGTTGTAAAGTCTGTTATAGGCGTTTCCACTATATTCACCAGCTGTCCATAAGTAGCCATTGCCATCTAAGATAAATGTCCACTGATATGTTGCATGGTGTTGTCCGCCTATGATAATCTTCTTGATGCCGCCATGTTTAGCCCAATCAATGTTAATACGTACTGGAGTCCACTGTCTGTTCAAAGCGTTAGCAACTGCTGAACCGTGACGATCTGCAAGACCTAATGCGCCACGTGGGTCAACACCCCAACCCCATAAGTAGCCGTCTTCGTCAACTGCCAATGTCCAACCATAGTTTCCACCACGTGAATAGATGTCAACAATTTTCTTATAATCAAAGAAACTTTGAGGAATACGTTGTGGCTTAGTTTGGTTAGTTTGTGCGGTACCACCACTGTTAGTTGTAGTACTTTCTGGTCCTAAGCCTAATTGACCGTAAACATTGTAGCCCCATACCCAAACACTGCCATCATCGCCCAACGCAAAGCAAGAGTTTGCATCAGTTTCATAGTGACCTTGACTTGATTGTGCTGCTTTGATAATTTTAGTTTGACTAAAGCTCTTAGGAATAGTATTACCCCACCAGTCAGTTAAGTCATTGTTAGTAACACGAACTGGCCATTGTCTTGTAGTTGTATCACTTGTTGCCACACCTAGTTGACCTTGTGCATTGTAACCTGCAGCATACAACTCGCCGTTGTTCATAACCCACAGACTGTTACCATAACTACCAGATCCGCCGTTGTAACACCATTGAATAACTCTAGGGTTCAATCCGTCTGGAGTAGTAAATGTACCAACACCGCCGTTATCAGTACTTAATAACCAATCAACAAAACTAAAACAAGGAGTTTTAAATCCAGAATTTCGTGTTGAATTGTTCATACTAGAGCCAACACCTGCACCTGAATACATCATACCGCCAGCGTATGCATTTCCGTCGTGACCAATAAATCCAAACATGTAGCCAGGACTGCCGCCCTGGAAACCTACATCCCCGTTATTACGTGTCCATCCTAATGGTTGTTGATTGATAAAATCTGCAACAACGTAACGTTGGTCACGGTCAGAGTTTTCAAAAATCTTTGTCCAATATGTTGTATCTAACACGTATGTATTTCTTACACCACCGCGAATGCAGATGTATAAATCGCCGCCTAATTCAACAATGTCACCTAATGTGTATGTTGTTCTTGGAGCCCATGTACGTCTAAATGCCATACCTGGAGCCATATCAACCCAATAACTAGTGTTTGTAGGATCTATAGATCTAAACGTTAGTGTGGAAGGGATGGCTTGGTAGTTATATGTATTAATACCGGTGTCTGCAACAATGATCTGTTCTGCTGGAAGATCTTTGATACAAACGTAACTAGATCCTCTCCACTGAACTACATCATTAGTTACATATTGAGTGCTTGGGCTCCAGATGCCCAACCATCTATTTCGTAATTTTGTGATATCTATAGAACTCATTTTATTGTCCTTATTATGCTAAAATGCTTGTGCCAGGTAGACCTAATCCTTGTAGCAATGTTTCTTTTTCTGCTTCAGCTGCTGCCAACGCTGCCGTAAAATCTGCATCGTTATTTGCCAACGCTTTGGCTACACTGTATAATGAATGGCCTAAAATAAACGCTGTTTCAATTCTTTCAAGTTTTTCAGTTACAGTACGCAGTTGTTTAGCAACCGCTTTGATTGCTGCAACATCTTCTGCTTTATCAAAATCATAAGTCTTTGATTCTGAAGCTTCATCTGCATCAACTGTAATGTTTGATGTATCGATACTAAAGTAAAATGTGCTATCCACGTTACCTAATTGAATAACGTCGTCTGTACGTTCGTTATTTTCTCTAACAAACCCTGGGTTTGTCACTTCTGCTTTTTCTACGAAACTAAAAATTTTATATGTCATGTTAGACTCCTTTAAATTAATTTGCATATCCACGGGAAATTTGCTGTGGATATAAGATACTACCCGGGCTATCCCATGTATTTCTTTGGTTACCCATTAAGAAACTGTTAATTTCTTGGTAAATTCCAGCAAATCCATTCCCATGAATTGCCCCGTTATCACACAACCAGTAGTTGTTTGTGCCTCGATTGCTTGAACTTTGATCAACACAATAAATTATTGCATCAATTACTTTTGCACCAGCTGGGATAGCCATCCTAAACCAGTAGTAGTTAGTACCGTCTTGTTGGTTTGAGTTGCTTCCGTACTCATTGCCGTGTCTGTTGTAGTTACTATAACCGTTACACCATAGCTCGCCTCTGTCAGATAGAGCAAAGTTTGTCATAGTGGTACTATACATACCTCTCATAAACACACGCTTTAAATTAGTTGCGTTAGGAACTAATGTTGGGCTAGTTTGTGGAGTTGTTTGATTACCAATACCTGAGTGATAGTAAGCGCCATTATAACCAGCAAAATATGTATTACCATTTGTAGTACGCATGTAAAGCTGGTTGTAACCGTTTGGTGCTGCGGCCCAGAAGTTAGTAGTAGCAGCCGCTGTTGGTGATGTTACACTTCTAGCTAACGTGTTGTTGTTAGTTGTACTTGCGTTAAGTGCGGTACCATAACCGTTATAACCCGCATGCCACATGTATCCGTTGCCATCTAACACGTGGAATGATAAACTACTTGTACCACTAGCAGCAAATTTTAATATTCCGCCAGCTGTGACTGGGTTAAACGCTAAGATCTTAACTGGCTTATAACGATCAGTTGTATCACCTACACCTAATTGTCCAGTGCCATTATAACCCCATGAGTATAAGAAATTACTCTTTGTTCTAACATAGCAGCAACCATATTCCATACCAGTTGCTAGTACGTCAATAATTTCTTCACCGCCAAAGTATTCTCTTGGAATTCTACGTGGGCTATAACCGTTGGTTGTTGTACCACGACCTAGTTGGCCATAACCGTTGTAACCCCATGTCCATACATCACCTTCGTTATCCAACGCGATACAGTGATGTGATGATGTTTCATATCCTTTTGATACAGAGATCTTGATAATCTTACGATCGTTCAAGTTCATAACACGCTGTGGACGAGTACTACCAGTTGTGAATCCGTTACCTTTTTGGCCGTGACCATTATATCCAATACCCCATAATTCGCCATTGTCGAACAAGAAATATGTTGAATCGTAAGTTTGTTCAATTTGGATACACTTAGGTGGTTCACCTGAACGGTTATACAATCTATTATATCCGTTTGCTGGATTAAAGTCTGATTCCATACGAGGCTGTTGTCCGCCATCGCTGTTAACAGCATCTAATGACTTATAGAAGTCATACCACATAAAGTTCGTTTCTGTCCAGAAGCTAGTAGCACCGCCGCCGTCGGTGTAGAAGCCGTTGTTGTTAGATGTACCAGCACCCATACCATAGATTCTGCCAGTTGAAGAAATATAAAATACTTTTCTATATGAGCAAGGATCTTCATCGCTATTGTGCAAATATGGCCAGTTAATTGGTCCAGCATTTGGCATCCACATAGCATTATCTTGTCTACGCTTAACTTGATTACCAGTTAATAAATGCCACACGTGATTATTTCTTTGTGTGCTTTGTTGTCCAGTCCAATCAATATATGCACTTCTATTTGCTTGAGTAGTATCAGGAATTTCTCCGCTGTTATCTGCTAGAGCAATATACATTGATCCATCCCAAACAACTACATCGTTTCTGTAGTATTGAGTAGCATTAGCCCATACACCAGCAAATTTCATACCGCTGCTGATTTCTTCCCAATACTGCCAACCTTGCCAGATAGGGGAAATTGTCAATGTAGCCGAGTCAGCAACTCCTGAAACGCCGTCTTGTTTATAGTATAAAGTGTTTGGCGCATCAATTGGCACTGTGATTTCAACATAAGCGCCGTTTTGACCAGGAGTTCCACTAGTAGTTACACCAGTTGTATAAGTTGTACCGTCAGTACTTGTTGCAAATCTAAAGTTGATACTAGCCATCGTGGTTGACGATACGTAAAAGCGATATCTGTGCCCTTTTTGCATTGCAAAGTTAGGATTCAATCTACCATTTAGATAAAATTTACCACCTGACTTTGTAACGTTATAAATTACTGTTGGTTGTTGTGGATCATAAATTGCGCCATACGCACTTTGTCTAAGCCTTTTGGCCGGTGCTAAACGATTTAATCCCTCACCCGATGTTGATGCAGAGTGCGTTTGCTTACAGATCCAAACTGACCCGTTATTGTAAACAACGTCATCTTTTTCGTACGCTGTACCAGAAGCCCACGCTCCACGCCATAACAGCTTAATTTTTCCAAGATCTAATATTGCCATTTTATTTTCCTTTTAACTTGTAATAACCGGGTTCATGGTATTGTAGTGCGATCCACTCAATGTACCAGTTATACTATATGAGCTGTTATATCCGGCTTGATATACACGTCCGTTTCTATCCAGCCAAGTGCAACGATTATATCCAGTAGAGCCGCTATCTGCGTATCCTTGGAATTGTACATCTGCTACTTGTCCGACCAAGTTAGGCGGCATCTTAACCATTTGGAATGCACGTGAACCTGTAACCTCTCTGCCGTTTCCATCTAAAGTTGTATAGTGATAAGCTGCGTTAGAACCTAAACTCAACTGACCATAAGTATTTCTTCCAGCCACAAAACTTAGGCCAGTTTCAGTAACTACACAAACAGATGTTGTTACACCAGTTGAATATCCACCAATTGCTGATAATTTGGTAACACCAGTTAAGAATGAATCAGTGCCGCCAATGTTTTTATAAACTTCTTGTGCTGTGCTGTATTGTGTAACGCTAGTTGATAATGTTCCACATTGACTTCCGTTGTTTGCTCCAGCGGCCCATAATTTTTTGCTTGCAACGTCTGTTACGTACATTGTGCCATACTGTGCAGCAACTAACCAAACATCGTTTGCAGTTCCTAATGATCCAGGTCCTGATGTAACTTGAGTAAATGAGTTTTGTTGGCTAGTGTTATTCAACATAAACTGTCCACTTGAATTGTAACCAGCTACGAAAATAGTTCCTTTGCTAGTTAAAATTGCTGTGCTAGAGTACGGTGTACTATCTTGTGCGTCACTAGTTACTAGTTTCCTAATTGTACCAACACCGGCTTCAGTCCATACTTGTGTTGTAACTTCAACTGGGATACTTCGGTTTGTAGTATTACCTAAACCTAATGCTCCGTAACCGTTATAACCCCAAGCAAAGAATGTATTTTGATCAGTATATGCAAAACTATAACCGTATTCGCCGCCACCAGCCCAAATAGCCACAACTTTTTGTGAGCCAACTAGGCCAAAGAACGCTTTGCTAATTAGTGTAGGAATGTTACGATTGGTTGTTGAGTTATCACCAATTTGTCCGTAACCATTATAACCCCATGTCCATACTTGGCCGTCTTCGTCTAACGCCATGCAATGGTGTGACGATGCTGAACGTTCACCGCCTGAGCAAGCGATTCTCTTTATACGAACGTTTCTAAACAAGTGAGTAGATGTATTTGTTGCCACTGCTGTTTCAGTATACGTTCCGCCTACACGGGCAACATATCTATTGCTGTTACTGCGATCACCACTTTCACCGTTGGCGCCATAGCCGCCGTGATAAACTTCACCGTTATTAAATAAAATACACCACCAATTCCAGCCACTTTCAACTTGAACTACACGTGGAATTTTTCCATCTGGTGTTGAGTGTACGCCAGCGCCACCGTTGCTGGTTGAACGGAACCAATCGTTAAAGTAGAAACTAAACGTTTCTGAATGTGGGCCAACTGAACCGTAGTAGCTTGGTTGACTATTTGATGTACTTAATCCCCATGTACGCCATTGTCCGTTTTGTGTAATAAAGCCACTACGATCATAACTACCAAAACAATTCTTGTTATTACCTTTTAAGTAAGGAGCTTCAGTTTCGTCAACACGACCATAGTTGGCAAACATATAACCTTTGTCTGTACTTTGTCCGTGAACACCCCAAGATTCAGTGATGTTGTTGTTAACTAAACTAACTGTACCGTCGTTGTAAGTATTAAGGCTGACTGCTGTCCAGTATGTAGATGCGATTGGCAAATATGTTGATGTACTATTGCTAGTATGAGCTAAAATACATCTGTAAACGTGTGTAGCAGTTCTAGTAAACGTGCCAGCATTTGTCGAGCCAGTAGTAAATGAAGTAGTATACTTTACAACATCGCCAACAGCGTATGCTGTTGACACGTTGTTGTGAGTGCCTCTCCAATTGAATGAAGCTTGCCATTCTGTAAATTTGGTCACATCTGTTGGCAATGTTCCTGCAGTTGTAGTTGCTGTACACAGGTACCATTTACCATTGTACAAGACTACATCGTCTGCGTAGTATACAGCACTTGCACTGTACACTCCTTGTTTAACGAATCTTGTTGTTCCTAACGCTGTTGTTGTCATATCGAGTCCTTAATTCTTACATTGTAATTATCAAATGCCCTGAAGCATTGATAGAAAAACTGGATCTTACTTGACCAATGTACGCTTGATCTCTAATAGTCGCAGAATCAATTGTGTGCGATACAGTGTTAGCTGTATCTGCATGTTCTTCAACATATGAAATTCTACCAGTTGCTACTGTAAAATTCAAATTTTGGATAGTTGGAGCGTATGTATAATCAGTGTAAGTCTTATTTGTTAAGTGTGTTCCAAGTGTTGGAGCAATACTTGTTCTTGGGATTCTATTAAACAATATTCCAGTAGTTGGATCAACTGTTGTTAGAATCAAATCTAATGCACCAGTAGCACTAATAGTATTGCCTTCTAAGGTCATACCACCAATTGTTACTGAGTTGGCAACTAAGTTTGAACCACCTGCACCAATAATGTTTTCAACGAATGTCTTAACAGCTCGCTGTGTTGGAACAATCGCATCACTTGCAGAAGTCATTAATGGGTCTGCACTAAATTCTCTAATGCTCACACCGCTGCCGCCTAACGCTACTGAACCAAGTTGCAATTCATTCAAACCACTCAAGTTAAACGCATCAGCGTTCAATGTAGCAATACCAGTTGCTTGTTCTACACGGAACAATTCACCAACTCTAAAGTTACCATCTTGGTCAGTACTTGTGTAGAACACACGACCACCACCGTACTCAATAACTTCGTTTGCTTGGCTTGGCAGTTGACTTGGTGTGTCTGGATAGTTGGTTGTTGCAATTCCACCAGTACCAATGTTCAAGAAGTCATGTCCAGTTAAACGCACATTTGAATAACGTTCTGTAAATGTAACTACTGTAGATTGTGCTGGAGCTGTACTAATATATGGGCTGATACGAATTGTACCAGAAATATTAGGACTTGAGCCGCTTTGGTCTTGGAACGCAACTACTCTGTAAGTAATGCTATCACCTGCAATAGCAATGTTGCTACCTGCTTTAGGAGCTGCTGATAACCCGTTTACTTTTAAGTAGCCGCCAGTTTGTAAAATGTCTGCATAACCGTCACCAGTGATTGTTGCACTAGCAGTAGTGTATGAAGTTCCTCTGTTTGCGTATGTAAATCTTGTAATTGCACCGTTTTTAGTTACAACTGTAGCAACTGCTAGTACGCTGGCATTTGGATCAGTAATAACAACTGATGGCAAGTTACTTGCATTATAACCTGAACCACCATCTAAAATATGAATTGCAATAATTTCACCAGCTTCAACTACTGCACGTAGTTTTGCTTCCACTGCTGGAGCAGTTCCGCCAGTTAAACGTACACGCGGTTCAATCCTATAGCGTGTTGTTTCGTTTAATACAGTTTCAATTGTTGTTCCGCTGATTAAGTGATCCCAACCAGGAGTGCCATCATCTGTAGTAACAGTAGCAACTTTTGTTCCGCCGTTGTAAGCAGTAATAATACCAGTTTGTCCAACACCTTGACCGTCGATAAGAGTAATTCTCATACCGTTGTATGCGTTAGTTGCTGTTTGATCTGTTAGACCCAATGTAATACTTGTGTTCGTACCTGTTTGTGCATTGTTTAATGCATACTTGTGATCCAAACCGCTGTTACTAATGTCAACTCTTGAAACTGCTCCGCTTGCATACTGCGCTGTAATACTTGCACCAGCGCCATTACCTGCAACGATAACTGATGAACTAGAATAAGCTTCACCACCGTTTAGTATTTCAAGTTGAATAATTTGACTACCACCAGCTAGTACTGCACCAATAATTGCTTCGTTGTTTCGGTTATTAACTGTACCAGTTGACGGAGTTTCTGTCGGGTCTCCGTCTTCTGATACTGCACCGTATGTACCGTATGAGTTGTTGCCGTTAACACCGCGAATTGTTCCGCCGTTTGTTGTCAAATAGCCCATGTAGCAGAAATATGTAAACACTGAAACAAGTTCTGCTTTGGCCTTACCATTTAACCATACGCCAATACCACCGTCGATAATTTGTGTAAAGTCGTTTGCTACCATGGATTTGTTACCGCCATTGTGTAACGTACCGTCAACTTTTATTCCACAAACACCTGTACCAAATGAAGTACAGTTTTGAAGATACGGAGATTTAGTAGTAATCCAAGCATTAGTATCGCTTGCGCCAGTGCCTGGATCTAAACTAACAAATGAACTTTGTGTACGTTGTGTGCCGCTTGCGCCGGCTGCTGCTAATGTGTTGACCAAACCACTCATTGTGATGTTGCGTAAGTTAGAACCGTTACGCATACGGAACATGTCTTTAGCTTCTTCACCGCTTGCTGGAGTAACAATTACTGTACGTAATTCGTCGCCTACTAAAGAAACGTTAGCTGGAACTACAATTGGAAGTAATTCTGCGTAAGTTCCAGTTTTAACGCTAATAGTTGCTGTACCAGTTACGTTTGCACAAGCATACGCAATAGTTGCCCATGGACGATCAATAGTTGTTCCGTGGCCAGCCGCATCAGTACCGCCTGGTGCTACATAATAAACTTTTGTTCTTGCACCAAATGTGGCCCATACTGGATCTGTTCCGTCTGAACGTAAAATTTGGCCAGCTGTACCTAATGGAATATTGTAGTTTGCACTTGCTCCGCGAGCAATCATATCACCGCGGTTTAGTGTTACATAGTTGCTGTCACCTTCAGATAATAACCCGTAGTTAACTGCACTGATGTCCAAATCTGGACGTAATGCGCCAGTGTTGCCTGAAGTGTGTGATACTTTAACACGATAGCTGCTGCTTCCGTAATTAACAACGTCGCCAATTTTGTATGCCTGAGCTGATGCCCAGTTGCCAATAAAGTTTAGACCTTGAACAATTAACTTCCAATAGCTGGTATTTGTTGCTACTTGGTTACTGTTATCGACAATTGCTTCGTATGTGTTACCACCAAATTGTACAACATCACCAACTTTGTAACTTGTCACTGAAGTCCAAGTACCTTGGTTCTTATAACCAGTTGTTAGTAATTCCCAATATGATGTTGCAGTAGAAGGAGTTTGACCGCTGTGGTTTTGTTGAGAAACATAAGCATATCCGCCGTATGTTACAATGTCACCAATTTGGTACGTAGTAGAGTTGCTCCATGCGTCTTCAAATTCAAGACCTGGTACAAATAAGCTAAAATTAGCTGCGTTAAATGATGCCGAGCTAGTGTGGCTAGTAGTACATAGATAAACGTTTGGACCATATTTGACCAAGTCGTTTAACTTATAAAGTACGCTACTGCCGCTCCAAACACCTTTGTAATCAAAACCTTGTACTAGTACTGAGAATTTTGAAGGTTCAAATGTTGATATACTAGTGTGCGCTGTTGTAACAATATATGCAATACCACCGTATACAACGATATCATTGTTTTCATAAATTGTTGCTGGAGCCCATGCTGCTCTGTAAAGAATACCTTCTTGCATTCTTTCCCAATTTGCGGCATCAGTACTGAATGCAACACTGGACTCGTGCCCAGCAATACACACATATGAACTGCCGCCTACACGTACAACATCGTCTTTAACATAGTCGTAACCAGTTGTCCAAAGACCACGCCATACAAATCTTAATCTACCAATTTTAAATTCAGCCATTTTTGAATTTCCTCTACTATTTTTTATTTATCTTTATACATCAGCTGGGTATGTGCGATCCTCGCCCACCAGCACTGCTAAGTTACCATCTTCGTCAATGTAATAACTTAAAAGTCTATCATCCCAACGATACTGTTCGTATTTGAGATTTGCATACACTAATTCGTGATTAACTGCACGTCCATTTAAAAAATCTAAACCCACTGCAAACTTTTCGTAACTTTCGTTCGAGTCACCTGGGTTATTAATTACAACTGCTTCTCCATTTAATTGATCAATGCGATCAATATAAACATCGCCAGCATCACTTCTACGTAGTCCGTAAAAGTATCTTGGTTTACCTTGTAGTAGGTCTGCTGCACTATTACCTAAAAAATATGTCATAATCTAGTACCTTAATAAATTTCAACGAAACTTACAATAGCATCAATACTATTGGGCTGAGTTGCACGAACTAGCAACTGATTTTCTGTGGCCATAATAAGTTTTTCGCCTTGGTTTACAACTCTTAAACTACTACCTGGAGGGATAATAACGCCCTTCACATAATAGCCTTGTGTGCTTGTGTCATCTTCAACTAGTACATCTACAATGGTATTACTTCCAGTGATATTAGTTAAACTTAAACCAATAACTGTGCATCTTGTTAAGTTGGTTGTTTGTACTAGCGTTGCTAGATTAGTCCCAACACCTTTTACTACTACGTTTTTAAATGTCGTTGCCATGTTCTTATTATCCTAATGATATTGCAAAAGAGATTGCTGTATCTTCAGCAACTTGAGCTGAAACTGCACCAGCAGAACCTGATGGACTAGACCAACCTACACCGTCAAATACTTCTAATGCTTTTGATACAATATTGTATCGTGTCATGCCCAGCACAGAATTGGATGGGGAAGGACGTTGCAATTCAGTTCCTCTTGGGGGTACAAAACCGTTTGTACCTACAATTTTAAAGTAGCCAGTTCCTGATTGTGCAATTTCTGTAATTGCGTTATTGGCAATATTAGTAATTGTATTACCAAGAATTTTGATATTATCTAATATTACACCACCAGTTCCAGCACCTCTTAGATATAAATCTTGTCCTGTAGTAGTATTAATTTCATTACCATTAAAAATTAACTGTCCAATAGATAGTGAAACTAGGTTTGCAGTATCTGCAAACACGTTACTAACATACAAGTTATTCCACTGTAAATCAGGAGAACCAATGTCGTAGGTGTTGGTGGTTGTTGGTACTAGGTCGCTGGTAATGCTAGCATTAACTGTGATAGTATCTGTAGTTGAATCGCCAATTGTGATATTTCCACCAACTACAATATTTCCAGTAGCTGTTACATCTCCTGTAACATCTAAATTTCCAGTAACATTAGTGTTTGCTATTAGGTTAATTACTCCAGATCCGTTTGCACTGATATCTAAATTTCTATCAGTTACTGTTGTAGAAATCGTGTTGGTAGTAAATTGCAAGTCATCCACTTGCAATTTAGCATGGTATATTGTTGGGTTTGTTGCTGCTGGACTAAATGTAATTGTTGACAAATCACTGCTGATAGTATTTTCAGTAATGTGTAAATTGCCTACATCTAGTTGATCATTTATGGTTAAGTTAGTAGTGCGGGTTGTACCGTTAACATCCAAATCTGTCGTCGGACTGGCAGTATTCACCCCTATACGAGAGTTATTAACATCAAGAAATAATAAGTCGGTCTCAAAGGCTAAGTTGACCCCGTCACGGATCAAGTTTGACTTTAAGAGCGGACCTGAAATGCGACCAATAGCCATAGCTCTCCTTAACCCCGTGTTTCACGGTTAACCACCTTACATTGCGGGTTTACCACAGTTGAATATCGCAAAAACATGGTCTGTCTTTACAGTAAAAGTATTTATCGGATTGGTTAAATTAGCCCAGGATAATGCTATAAACGTTACCAAGTTCTTGCATATCTTCTGGAGTTAAAAATTCTCCAGGGCCAGTAGCAACATAGTATACTGAGCCATCAAAGCATTCCATATATCCTACTTCAGTATTCCATCGTGTCTCGCCAACTTCAGTAAAACCGCGTTGAGAATTGTCTCCAACTGGAATAATAAATGCATTTGTGTCAGTAAATTGAAGGTATCCTGTACCAGTAGAAGTAAAGGTTACCGGGGTATTAAGTTGATTTGTGATTATGTTATTTTCTATTTTGAAATCTTCTAAATAGATAACTCTTGTATCTGGATTGATATAAATTGGATCATTACCTTGCGTGGCAGCGATGTCATTTGCACTGTTGGCAATGTATAATTTATTGTCTACAAGGATGGAATTTTGACTTAGACTTCCAATTTCAGCGTTGGCTACTCGCAGTAATGCCCATGCCTTGCCTGGTGCGCCCAAGTTATAATAATTGTCAACTCCTGGCAAAAGAGCTTTGTCAAATTCGCCATTAAAGTCTAGTGCGTCTGCTGCGGCATCACCCAGTATTAAGCTACCACCATAGGATAAATTCCCTTGGATGTTGATATTTCCAGTAACATCAATTCCACCAGTATTAACCACACTGCTTTGTAAATTGATTGCGCCGCTGCCGTTGGGGTCAAATATTACGTTACCATCAGTAACATTTGCACTAATAAAGTTATCGTTGATTTGTAATAAACTTGTTGTAAGTCTATCATGTGAAATTGTAGGTGTAGTCCCTAGTGGACTAATATTCAATGCACCAGTAACTGTGCTAAAAGATCCATCTGCATTGATTTTAACATTGCCAATTGTGGCAGTTGTTGTGATACTTAGTATGTTAGTATCTAAAAGACCATTAACATCTAAATCATAAAGAGGATTGTCAGTGTTAAATCCCAGCTTATTGCCAGTTACGTCAAAGTAAACTAAATCAGGATCTGTTGGACCGTTTCTAAAAGTGAGGTCAACACCATCACGGATCAAGTTGGCGCTTAGAAGCTTTCCACTGATACGACCAAGACTACCATTTCCAGTATAGCTTACTGGAGCTGGATTATATAATGGTCCGCTTGGAGGTCCGCCGCCGCCTGATACTGGCATATTTTACCCCTTACTGGTCAAAACCGTGTAGTACGGTGACTGGTTTTAAACTTGGAACTGCTTCACCAAACACACAATAATAACCTGTTGTGTATGGGGTTAAGTCATCACTTGCTCGTCCAACAATAGAAACTGTGGCGCCTGCTGCTTCATCGTTAACTGTTTCTGCAACTGTTAATATGTCTTCTAGCACGTTGGTAATAGTAAATGTAGCATTGTTGTTTGCAGATCCAGTTACAACAATTTTTTGATCAATTCTAAATCCCTTGTCAATAAAATTTACTACCGCAGTACTACCGCTAATAATAAATTTTGACGCACTGTTGAAAGAAATAACGGACGCAGTTACATTCGCCGGGTTCTGAACAATGGTATAGTTTGTGTTGAATAATTGTATTACGTTTTCAACAATGACCAATAAGTTTGCTCCAGTCCAAGTTGTTCCGCTTGCTGCGGTTGTGGGTGGAGCTGGACTCAATGGCCCAAATGTTGTCTCAACATAGTCACCTGTACCCAATGTTTGTTGTGTGATGCCGCCTGACTCTTTATATCTAAATTGTCTCCATGCACCACCTTGACGTGCTTCTAATTCACCAGAAGTTTCGTTATAACGTATGTGTCCTTCAATTGGAGTTGCTGGACGTGAGCCGTTGGGACCACTTGGTATCAACAAGCTATTTGTTGACTCCATAATAATTTGTCTGTTATGGTCAATGGCAACACCGTTGTCCTTGACATTATACGGACTAAGTTGAGATTTTTTTAGAAATCTCATATTACGCTACCCTCAATGATGAAACTGTAACGCTTAATCGTGTATTTGTATCTGCAATAGCTTCTACTTTATCTCCTGCCTCTAATACAATTTTTTCTGCATCAAATGTAAATGTTTCGCCAGCTGGGATTGTTAAATTATGAATAATTTTATTTGTATTAGTAGCGGATGCTGTTGATTTTACAAGATTAACTGACTGTAAAACTACGTCAGACACGCTATAGTTGCAAAAGAATAGAGTAGTAATAGCATGTTCTTGTCCAGATGCCACTGGACCATAAATTGCTGCCGATGATGTTGTTACTAATGCGCTTTGGATTGCCATGTCTATTCCTTAAAATATCATACTAAACACTAACGATCTACGTCTGCTTACTAACTCATCAGCAGTGGTTGTGTTTGTAAAAAATAATCCCGTTGCTCCAGGACCTTGTGTTGCTTGACTGTACATTTTGTTTTTGCCAGCAGTACTACTTGGTATTGAAGATTGATCTGACAAACTTAAAACCGAGTCAATATCCACCAAATTTGTATTTGATTTAATAGTTAGCGGAAAACCAGTTGTGGTATTAATTTCGTAACCACTTGTTCCACCTAATTGAATTTGATTTACCAAAAGACCAGAAGTATTAACTGTAGCTTCAAGCACCCCGTCTATGGTAAATTCTATTCTACTTGCGAGATCTCCAGCACCAGTATCAAATGCTATTCCTGAAGTGTCCAACGGTGTTAGTCCATTATATTTTCTAAAACCTGCAATAGGAGCTTCAGCAATCAAATCCAATACGTATGTTTGCACATACCCTTTATTTGGGATTGCGTTTGGGCCAGCTAGAGCTACGTTTGCAGAATAATCGTTTGACGAATTAACTGAAATGATCCCAGTGCCTGTGTTAATTTCTAAGTTGCTGCCGCCGGTGAACAAACTATTTGTTTGTAAACCTATTAGTGTACCAGCAGAATTTCTAAATGTAAATGCACCATCTATAATTGTGCCAGTTGGTGTTGTAAACGAAAGATTTTCGTCAAACACAAAGCTGGCGTCTTGGAGTAACCCACGTTCAATAGTAAGTCCTGAAAAATCAGTTCCTCCTCCAACGCCCGCTAATGTTTCACCTACGTTTAAATATAAAACCCTATCTGAAATCTCCAAAGTTTCTGAAGTAATAGTCGTTGTATTACCTTGTACTAATAAATCACCAGTAACAGTTGTTAAGCCAACACCTGGACCCGTGTTTAGTACGATGTTTCCACCGAGCTGTGTGACTACTTGATAGTCACCTTGAACTTTGACGACTTTAGACATGTTTATATTAGATAGCTGTTAAAATAATTACATCTGCTGATGAGTCGTTGTCTAATACCCATGTATAACGATTGCCACTGAAATCTGTAGCAACACGCTTGGTGAATTTTGCAATAGCAACTGCTCCAGGTGTTTGTCCTGTAACAGATCCACGGATACGAATTTCACCGTCAGCTGCTGGCTGTCCTGATACAAGAACACCAATTCTTAAATTTGTAGATGTCAAGTTAGTTTGACTTTCAGCGTCAGTGAAGTTGTCAGTGGCTTGGCGCATAACAACAAAAGTTTTTGCTCCACGCTGTTTTACGATTTGATAATCTTCTTGAAGTCCGCTGTCAGCTGTAAAAAATCCCTGAACTAACATACCTGCTTCTGTTGTGGCAAATGACCTAATTGCATTTGTGCCGAATACATCTTTCTTTAAAGGACGTCCCATTTGTTTTCTCCTTGAGTTAATGGCGTTCTAGGCCTACGCGGCGGGTACCGCATAAATCTTCTAGACAAAGTATTTATCGATTGTTAAAGAGTTACAAGTCAACAAAAAAGGACTCCGAAGAGTCCTTTCTGTATTACACTTAATGCAATATTACTGGAATGAAACACCAGTAATTGAAACGCTACCTAAGTAGTCTGCTGCGTTACCTAGAGATGACGCAGTATTTGACAACTCAACATAACCGTAACGTGTCATAAATGATACGACTGGTTCGAATGTTGATGGGTCAAGAACAACACCACTGCTCATCAATGGAATGTATGGGCAATAGAATGCTGCTGCATCTGACTCTGAAGAACCTTTGTAACCAACTAATACAGCTGAGTTATCAGCAGCGTAGCTGTTTACATATACCTTCATAGCACCGTTCAATGTACCAACAAACTTAGTGTTTGTAGGTGCTTCAAATGTACCTTCTGTTGTACGAGCAAATGCGCTTGTAGTAGCAGATTGTAGAATTGTCAATGCTTGTGGTGAAACAACAGCCCAGTTACCAGCACCGCGACGTGTACGTTGAGCGATGATGTTAGCAGCACGGTTGATTAGAACAGCTAAAGCAGCGTGTTCGTCACCAACGAATGTAGCAGTACCTGATACAGTTGCTTGGTTGTATGCTTGAACGTTACCGTTAGAAGCAGCTAAAGTAGCCAAGCTACCGATAACTTCTTGGTCAATTTCAGCAGTAATTTCTTGTGCCAAAGCAGCCATAATTTCTGCTTCGATGTCAATGCCTTGTTGGGCTTGTGCATCTTGAGCAGCTTCAAATGTCCAGCGAGCTGACAATTTACGTGTCTTCGCTTCAACAGTTTGCTTCAAGATCTGAATGCTTAAACGCTTACCAGCTGCACCTTCTAGAGCTGCTGTTGAAGCTGCTTTAGTTGATGAACCGTCGTTAGCAGAATAGCCTTCTGCAATCTTGAATGGGCTTAGAGCCTCTTCACCAGCAGTAGCGCCATATGTGCCACTTAGTGTATCGCTGTAGCGAACACGTAGTGTATGGATCTGACCAACTGGGCCAGTCATTGGTTGTACACCAACTAACTCGTTAGCAATAACGGTTGGCATAACGCGACGGATCACTGGAAGGATCACGCGATTTAGTGTTGCGACGTTGCCGGCAGAAGTAGCACCAGTG